ACGAAAGCACAGTCCGGTCTGTTATTCTCAAAAACAAACCGCTGAGAGTTTCCCCCCTTATTGAAAAACATCAAACCCTAGTAGAAGAGAACCGCCTCCTAAAGCTGGCACTCGCTAATTCCAGCACCCCTACCAAGCCAAGAATTGTCATGGGCAAACAGAAGTCTATGACGATCATGGCAATCGGTGACAGCCACGACCAGCCAAATATCTCTAAAGACCGCTTCAAATGGATGGGCAAACACGCCGCCCAATTAAAGCCCGACCGGGTTGTCCATATCGGCGACTTTGCGTCATGGGACAGTGTGTCCATGCACGAGGAGCGCGGCTCTTATGCCCATGCCCAGCGGCCCTCTTTCAAGACCGATTTAGAGAGCTGCGAAGAGGCCATGAGCGCCTTCTACAAAGAGATCAGCCACCTCGAAATCCCGCAGGACATGACGGCGGGAAATCATGAGGACCGAATCAATCGGTTTGAGAACAAGAACCCAGAAACAGTCGGCACCCTGTACACCCAGTTTGAGGAGATGTCGGCCCGCTACCGTTGGCGCATCCACCCCTATGGGCAGTGGCTGATGGTTGATGGGGTTGGTTTTATCCATGTGCCAATGAACATCATGGGGCGACCATATGGCGGTCAAAACTCTGAAAACCAGATTGCCAACCACGCGACACATTCCATCGTGTTCGGTCATACACACCGATCCACATTCCGTAAGGTACCCAAAATCGGGATCAACAACTCAATTGAGGTTCTTAACCTTGGGTCAGCCATGCCGGATGGGTATGTTGCCAAGTATGCTGGCACGGCGACGACTGGCTGGTCCTACGGCATCTACGAGCTGCAAATCCAAGCGGGCCACATATTGCAGTACCGTCACATCAGCATGAGACAATTAGAGGAACAGTATTCGTGAAAGGTCTGCACCCGGACGAAAAGCTGATTGAGGAACTGGTAGCCGAGTTCCGTATAACGCGGGGCGGTATGGCTACTGAGTTCTGTATGGCTGAAGAGTTGATTGGCCTAGCCAAAGAATTGGATAGGCTGGAGGCTGAAGTCAAAGTCCTACGCGATGACAGGCACCATGCCTTTTATCGCCAGCAAAGGAGGTCGTGATGTCTGATGACGATGATGGCATTGATGATAGCGCAACTATGCTGGACCTTAGCGATCTGGACCCGACAGCCTTTGAGGACTTTGTGGCACAGCGGGCTATAGCCTTCTGCTATCTGGTCAGAGTTTCTGACATGACCAACGACCAGACCGCCAAAGAATTGACCTTCACCATGATGCGTAAGGTCAATATGTCGATTAAGACACCATCGACAGCCGATCTGAAAACCATTGATGGCAAAGGAGGGGGCAATGACTGAATGGAAGTTGATTACAACCGCGCCAAAAGACGGTACGGAAATCTTTGTGTTTTGGTATGAATCCGGGTGGCCGATCATGTCCCTTGCGTCTTGGGATTCGATCCAGTCCGGCTGGTATGATGGTGAATGGGACGTATGCCCAACCCATTGGATGCCCCTGCCGGAGCCGCCCGCAGACGCAAAATCAGAGTTGGGTCTGTAAAGAACCAGTGCTATAATAGAGGTCCAAGGGTTGGTGGTTCTCTCTTGGGGGTTTCGGAAAACAAGAGCCGTCAGTGGAAGAGACACCCACTGGCGGCTTTTTCCTTGCAATATGTTATAGTGGAACAAACCGCTGTGATCCGTGGCGGGGAAGGATCATCCTGTCGGTACGGGTTGGTCTAGGGGGCCTCCACAACCGCCTTAACGGACTTTAAACTCCGAGGATGAAATGGCTCGTATCTTGGCAAGTGCTGTTGTTGATGTCGTTAAACCCGCTACTCCGGTGGGCCTTGGCATATTTAAAGTCGAGGTCTGGGGCCAGCCGCCCTATGATTACACTCGCACCTATGAAATTCAGGCTAAAAACGATACACTAGCGGCTCAAGAGGGTATTCGCCGTTTCGTCGCGGAGATGGAAGCTTTGCCCGCTGAAGGGAATTAACCATGCCTTTGACGCCCGGCCTTGTCCCGAATTTGCGGGAAGTTGCTCCAGAACCAACTGAAACCTCGGTTGATGATGACCTTATCGTTAAGATCGATGAAGAAGGCCCTTCATACGACACAGATGATAACGGCAACATCCTGAAGATCGAACACGAGGATGGTTCCGTTACCATCTCGTTGGATGGGCGTCCTGTTGAAGAAGCTTCAGAGGCTTCTGAGGCTGAAAAGGCTGCTAATTGGTTCCGCAACCTTGTGGATGATATTGATTCGGGCGAGCTTAGTGCAATCTCCGAAACCCTGATGAATGGCATCCGAGACGATCTTGATAGCCGCAGGGATTGGGTTGAAGACCGAGCGCAGGGTCTGAAGCTTCTGGGCTTGAAGATCGAAATTCCCGGCCTTGAAGGGGCGTCTGACGGCGCTCCTATTGAGGGGATGAGCAAGGTTCGCCACCCGCTGCTTCTTGAAGCTGTGTTGCGCTTCCAAGCCAATGCTAGGTCTGAGCTTTTGCCTACGGATGGCCCTGTTAAGATTCGCAATGATGCGATTGCTTCGTCTGCTCAACAGGACTTTTTTTCTGATGCTTTGGAAAAAGACCTTAATCATTACCTGACCAGCACTGCCACGGAGTATTATCCAGACACCGACCGAATGCTTTTAATGCTCGGCTTTGGTGGCACCAGCTTCAAAAAGGTTTATTTTTGCCCGCTGCGGAACCGTCCGGTTTCTGAAAGTGTTGACGCAGATGACTTGATTGTTAACAACTCAGCAACAGACCTTCAGAACGCTCGTCGCGTTACGCACCGCGTAATGATGCGTCCTTCGACGGTTAAGCGCCTGCAAATTCTTGGTGTTTATCGTGATGTGGAACTGTCCACACCGATGCAAACTGAGACAAATGCTGTTCAGCGTGAGAAAAATTCCATCGAAGGCGTGACAAATACTGTCATGCGTCCTGATGATCGGGATCGTGAAATCTACGAATGCTATTGCGAACTCAACATCAATGGGTTTGAGCATAAGTGGAAGGGCAAAGAGACGGGCCTCGAAATTCCTTACCGAGTGACCATCGATGCCTCGACTAAGGAAATCCTGTCCATCGTTCGCAACTACGATGAGGACGAGGAAGAGCTTCCAACAGCTCGCCAGAACTTCGTTAAATATACCTTTGTCCCCGGCCTCGGCTTCTATGACATTGGCTTGCTTCATATTCTTGGCAACACGACAAATGCTGTCACGGCAGCTTGGCGTGAGATGCTAGATGCTGGCATGTACTCAAACTTCCCCGGCTTCCTTTATGCGGACACTGGCGCTCGCCAAAACACCAACATCTTCCGCGTCCCTCCGGGCGGCGGCGCTTTGGTCAAAACAGGCGGTATGCCGATCCAGCAGGCTGTGATGCCGCTGCCTTACAAAGACCCTTCCAGCGCCTTGATGACCCTTGTGGACAACATGGCTCAGACAGGTATGCGCGTGGGCGGCACGGCTGAAATGGCTGTGGGTGAAGGCAAGGCTGATGCTCCCGTTGGCACCACGCTGGCCCTCATTGATCAGGCTACCAAAGTTCTTAACGCTGTTCACAAGCGTATGCACTCGGCTCAAGCTAACGAGTTCCAGCTTTTGGTCCGTTGTTTTCGGGAGCATCCAGAAAGCTTTTGGCAGCGCAACAAGAAGCCTGCCTATCAGTGGTCTGAGCAGACCTTCATGCAGGCTCTCAATGATTGCGATCTGGTTCCACAGGCTGATCCAAACACCTCCAGCCATACTCAACGTATGATGAAGGTTATGGCGCTGAAGCAGCTACAGTCTGCAAACCCATCTTTGTACGATCCAATTGCTGTCGATACAGAGGCGATGATCACACTTGGTTGGAGCAATCCAGAGCAGTTCTTTGCGCCACCTGACGCTCAAAATGCTCCGCCGCCACAGGTTCTTGAGGCTCAAGCTAAAATTCAAATTGCCCAGCAAGAAGCTGACTCTAAAACTATGCTGGCACAGGCAAAAGCGGCTGAGATTGCTGCAAAGGTTCAAACCGAGCAGATGGGAAATCAGGTTGACCCCATCAAGGCGACTGAGCTTCAGATCAAGCAAGATGAAATCCAGCAGCGCAATTTTGACGCTCAATTGGATGCCATCAACCGCAAGCGTGACCGCGAAAGCCGTGAACGTTTGGCTACGTTGAAGTTGGCTGAAGAAATTTCGCAGAATCCTGCTTCTTTGGGTATCATCAACGAAATTGTTGGCATGAACATGATCCAGAAGCTTCGTGATGTTGAACCTCCGTTGGAGCCACAAACACCGCCTTCTATGGGTGTGCCGCCTGAAGAAGAACCAATCCAATAGTGAGATAGAAAATGGATCGTCAGGCCATCCAAGCAGCTCTCGAATTAGCTCGTAGGCACGGTTATGCCGTTGGCGGGTTGCCCGAAAACCTCGATCCGGTGGATGCGCCAGAACCTGTGGCTCCTCCTGCCGCTGATCCTGCTGTTGCTTTGGCAAAGCAAACCTTGGCTGCACCTCGGGTAGCCCCTCAACCCGTTGCCCGATCTGGATTTAAGATTAGGTCTGCTGGTACTGCTCCAGCTCGCCCAGAGCAGATGGAAGATTACGAGTTCCAGAAAATTCAGCCCGGTCGTGCCAATACAAATTCGCTTCGAGAAGCTTTTGAGCGGGGCCTTGATCGTCATCTTTCACTTCCTGAAGGCGAACGTATCGCAAACTCCAGAGCGGCTATTAAAACTCTTGAGCCTTACATGGGGCGTAATAAGGACGGCGGTCAGCCTGCACTTCTCAGCCAAAACGCAAAGCTGTTGAAGGCGCAGATGGGAACTGATGAGAAGAAGCCGATTGAGCTTGATGATGGCCGTGGCGTCGAAACTATTGGCCTGTCGCTTTATCCTGATTACCGCGAAGGGCAGATGAAGCTTTGCCCAAATAGCGCGTCATGTCGCGATCAATGCCTTGGCAAGCACTCAGGCCAGTATTCTGATGCCTTCACCATCGCTACAGAAAAAGCTGGTGGCGTCACAGCTCGCAAGCGGGCCATGAACCGCACCATCGCCATGATGCGTGAACCAGAAGCTTTTGCTGTTAGACTTTGGGATGACATTGAGAGCGCCCGCCGCGAGGCTGAACGCAATGGCAATCACCTTGGTGTTCGCTTAAATACCTTGTCGGACATCAATCCGATTGTTCATAAGAAACTGATTGAAAGCCAACCTGATGTGTCGTTCTACGATTACACCAAAATGGGCTGGAACCCTGTGGCTGAAAACCATCACTATACTCATTCCTCAACGGGCTTGACCCAAGAAGGCGTTGAAAATCCGCATACGAATTGGAATAAAATGCGCCGTCAGCTTAATGAGGGCAACAATGTCGCGATGGTCTTTAGCAACAAGGGCAAGCAACTGCCTGAGTTTGTGCATGATCAAGAGACGGGCAAAAGGTATCGTGTGATCGATGGCAAGTCTCACGACTTCCGTCCGCTCGACCTGCTTGAGAACGAAGGCCCAGAGGGGGTCATTGTTGGCTTGAGCAACCTGAAAAACACAGGCAAGCGCGACACAGCTCACGTTGATTCGGAAGGCTTCTTTGTCCACTACGATCCAAAGAAGCATGGCAATACTGTTCCGATCATGCCGCAGAAAAAGAAGGGGAATTGATATGTCTGATGATAAATACTCAATGCACGGCGAAGACCACATTCAACAGTTTCCAAACGCTGAAGACTATCTTCACAACGAAGGCAACTCTCGTCAGAACTGGTGGGAGCTTCCAGAGACAGAAAAGCCTGAAGGGTATGCCAGTGGCGGCTCTGTGATTTCTCGACTTCGCAAACGCAAGAACCCAGACATTGGCCCTATGCCAATTCATCCTGCTATGAACATTCCCGGCGTCCATATTCGTACAGCGGAGGCTGGCGAACCGTTCTTTCACGGGGATAAGTAATGCGCCGCCTAAACTCGCTCGGTCTCTATTCAAAGGGCGCTGAGAAAGCCAATGAGCTTCCAGAAGGTTCGTTTCCAGCGCAACAGTTGATTGCCTCCCTTCTCAACAAGGGCGGCATTAGCAAGGATGAATTGTTAAACGCTGGCGTAATTGACGAGAATAATAAACCTCACCCTGATTGGGTTAAGCGCGGCAAAATCAGCAAGCAGGACTTGATTGAACATCTGCATGGCTCGGTGCCTCAGATAAGCGAAGTTGTGCATCATCAAGACCCAACACGCGAAATTAACGAATTAAGCAAAAGCACCGATGCTCTTGAGCATAGCCTTGGCTATTATGAAGTTGGAAGCCCCGAGCGCGAAGAGCGGGAGCAA